TCCACCAGAACTTAGCGTAGCAGCCGTCGCCCCATTAGTTCTCCACATCAGGTAGTTGAGTGTATGGTCATATTTGATGTAACCCGCATATTCTTCCGTTGGGTCACCAAACATGATATAGACAGCCTTATCACTCGGACACAAAAACTGCAAACCCGCATGGTCGTCGTCCTCAATCGTCATGTCCGTGTAAGTGTAGGCCGACACCGCACCGGCAGAACCTGCATAGACATGAAGTATGTTGTCAGGTGCCCCTGTGCCAAGACCAAAATTATCCCCGGACGCCAGCACCAAGTCGTCACCTGGATTCAGGGTCAGGTCGTTCGGGGACGTCACATCACCACCGCCAACAATTACATCCACTGCGGTCAGATTTGCGTAATGGACAATCCCGGTTGTTTGCGAAAAGCTGGCGATCATCGCAGCCTCTTCGTAGAGTGTAATTGCGTCACCAGTATCACAACGCAGTTGCGTATTATCTAGGCTGTCAATTCCCAACAGCGCCTGGTCTCCGCCACCCACGAGTTCCGCTGCGTAATAGGCTTGGTTATCGATGAGAATGGTATTTGTACCAGTGCTATATTCAATGATAATGTCATCATCAAAATTCTCACTTGCATCTCGTGCATTGTCATCATCCATATCTACACTGAGATACAATTTGTGAGTATCTGCACCAAAGCGATAATCATACGCACCGGAACTAATATCCCGGAAAATCACTCCCGGTTTGTCGGCGATTGTTTCAAGGTCTCCTGTGGCGAAAAAGTCCCCATCGTCATAGTCCAGGTACGCGCGGGCTGCATAGCTGTCGCCTGCATCGCGCCATATGGCTTGCACCCCGCCGTCCAGATAAAGGCTTGATGCCGCTGCTGCCTGCACTCTCAAATGTCCGGTGGAGTTTTTGACGTTTCCGTCTTGCACGTCAACGTCACCTGTTGTAATCAATTCCCCGTTTACTGTGGCTGTTCCATTTACCAGATCAATCAAATCAGTATCGTCAGCCGGACCACAAGAAGGTCCAAGCAGTCCGCCTTGTCCTAGGACGGTGGACGAAGTTTGCAAAGCCCCAGTCACCACCACAATATTGGAACCCAATTGCATCAAATCATCGTCTGCTGTCGTGCCAACGTAACCGGCTGTCGGAACTAACAATTTGGTTCCCGTCACAGTACCATTCACCGTTAATGCCGCACTCGCCAACACCAGCAAATCATTATCACCACTTGGACCGATTTGCGGAACGTTGATTTGCGTCGTGACCGCAGCCGTACCATTTATTGTCGCAGTCCCACTCGCCAATGCAATCAAATCATCGTCTCCGCTTGGACCAATTTGCGGAGTGGTCATTTGCGTTGCCGATACGATGTCCCCAGCCGCAAGGAAATCCCCATCCGCCTCAAATTGAAAAGCATCCGTATCCGTATCCGGTCCCAAAAGCAAAACATCATCATCAGCCACCATCTGATAATTGGCCGCTGTTCCGCTTTCATTCGCAGCATTATCAAGCCATAGACGTCCGCCAACAACATCACCATCGCCCATCGCCTGTATCGCACCATAAGCCGTTCCAGCCACGCCCACATTCAATGTCGCAACCGTGGCTCCCGTCACCGTCACTGTATTGGCCGCAAGCTCAAGTACATTATAGTCAGCTACCACGCCAATATTCTGAGCTGTGACCAATCCTCCACCAATCACGTTTCCCGTCACATTTATTGCTCCAGCGATAGTAACCACACCAGCCGAAAAACTGACCAAATCTGCATCACCATCTGGCCCAATCTGAGGACCCAAGAAACCTTCCGTTACACCAATCGTTCCCGTAGTACCTTCATCTTTCAGCCAGCCCAGCAGATTCGTTCCATTATCCCATTCCAGCCGGTCTTGCCCTGCTTCATCGTATCCTGCCTGAATGTCATCATCTGCCCCAAAAAGAATCGTTCCATTACCATCACCTAAATCCAAAACAGCCGGAGTGATGGTGCCAGCAATAGTTCCTGAGATAGTCCCCGACACAATCAAATCACCATTTACATCTACTGTATCATTCGAGAGCTGTACCAAATCTGTATCAGTGGACACGCCAATGTTCTGGGTTGTGATAAGACTTGTGGCTGTAATAGACCCATTGACCCCCAGTTTCCCTGTGGTATCCCCCATGTCTTCAAGCCACATCAATAAATCAGTTCCGTTATCCCATTCCAGTCGATCATCCGTAGTCTCATCGTAACCTACTTGGACATCATCATCCACACCAAAAAGTATTGTCCCATTACCATCTGGCAAATCCACTAGGGTTGGTGAGAACGTGCCCGAAAGAGTAGTGGCTGTAATAGACCCATTGACCGTGATAGAAACCGTGCTACCGCCATCTGTCATGTGAAGAAGCACATTGGAAGCGGAATCCCGTAATTCAAAACGGGCATCACCCGTATTATAAACCCAAGCGAAATCTTCATCGTCTCCAAATGCAGCCGTATGGTCATCTTGGAAGATGGTGTCTTCCCAGGAATTGGGAGGAAGTTGCGCCACCGCAACCGTGCTCAAAAGCATCAAAAAAACCAGTATTTTTTTCATCACTCAAATTCTCCTACTGTGGCGCGTTGCCGAATGGGGATAACCAAAGACAAACGTCCATCGCTGTCCAAACTTCCCACCGTCACATATTGCCAAGTTGCGATGTCCCAAACTTGCAAAAGCGTATTCCATTCACGTTCGCAAATTGGGGCTTCATCCCTGTCCGTCACCAGATGTGTTTCCAATTGACTCACGGCCGCACAATTCAATATTCCTGTGCTTATATTTATCTTCAAACGGCGCACTCCGTCTGCGGCCAAGTATATTTCGTTTGCGCTGACCACATCTACCGGAGTCCCCAAAGCAGAACCAGAAATCAACGTTTGTTGAAAAGCCAACGTAGTCCATAATCCTACGTTTGAAAATGCTCCCGCATTGCTATCATATCTCAATCGCCAAATCAAAGTGGTGTCGGAATAAAATTCCGTGTAACCAGGATAGTGCCGAGCGTAAACATTCAGTGGAGTATCATACACCGTAGTCTCATCAACCGTAGGTGGACTTATGGCCTGTCGAGAAACCACACCAAGATGGTATCTTCGTTGCGCTGGAATCGTTGGTTCCATCGTACTAGTCGTGACCTCAACCGCAGTCGTGTTTTCGCTTTCGGCACTATCAGAAGTCCTATATGCCGTGACCAATGTATGGACGTTTACATTGTATCCAAATTGCGGTGAATCATAATCTAATCGGAAAGATGGGGAACCAAAAATTGGATCAGCCGTCATAGTGACTTCTATCGGAGTATCAACGCCTGGAACTGGATCAGCGCCTTGTTTGAAATAGATACGGAACGTGTCTGCCGCAGTAGCATCTTCCCCTGGATCATAAGACCCACTCACTTTCACAATACCACCAGGACCAACAACTGCATCAAACGTGGGCGCTGTAGGATTTTGCGTGACCTCACTACCGATAGAATCCACAATTCGTCTACGCGAATAAACATTTTGACTCACAAGATTAAAAGCGTTCCGATACAACACGGTGGAACGATAATCTGTCTCATCGCTACTCGGCAACGCCAGCGCAAACGAAAAAGGTAAACTCGCATTCGCAGCATCTGGAGAACCCGTCAAATCAGGTTCCTCATCTTCCCCCACATGCAACTCATATCCTTCCACCGTAGTATCTTGAATCCGATAATCTCCCCGTGCACTCCGATACCAGGTTGTTGCGTTGTAGGAGTAGTATACCAAGACTTCATTTTCAACCAAGGGCGAAACCGTAGCAGCTGCCGGAATTTCTCGGTGAATCCAAAGACCTGCCCAGCCTTCCGTCGTGTCCATCGATGCGGGAGTGTCGATGTCTTGAACAGGAGCAGACCAAGAAAGACCTATGGGCGCTGTATACACGTCCGCAATCGTTTGGATGACGTTTTCTGAATCAGGAACTTCCCCAGCCATGCAAATTCCTGGAACGGCATAAAGCCAATCCGCCGCAGACCCAGCCACAGCACTCGTGCCCAATCTTCCACGTCCAGCAGTCGGCACAATTAGCGTATCATCCGTGCGACTGGTGTAATAAACAATCTCTCGATTGGCTCCGTTGGAAATACGAACATTGCACCAACCGGACTCAGGCCAATCGACAAAACAATCCGCTGCTCCCTGAATCGAACCTGCTCCCGAACCACTCAGTTGAGACACGCTGCTTACCTCGTGCCCATCCGCCAAAGGAACCACTTGAGCCACAACCAATATGGAGGATTCCGTTTGGTCTACTACACCTATGGCTTGATAGTAGTCTTCCCCTGAAACCCGTTTTGCGTTTGTTACATTTTCCATTCCAAACGCAGTATTGATTCCAGGAATTGCATCAAATTTGAGTTCACCAATCAAGTCCAAAGTGCCTACTCGTGTAACCACTACTCCCCAATCTGGATCAGAACCTTCAAGGAGTTTTGTTTCACCATTCGCAATCGTCACCGCATCGCCATCTTCAAACGATAAACTGTCCACGGACTCTGCTGTGATGGTGAGCGTATTCAAAGGAGACGATGCACAAATCAAACGATCAATCCGAATGGTAGTGAGTTGCTCATACGTTCCGCTCAAGTCTACTAACCACGAATATTCCCCAGTGGCGTTTGCTGCTCGATGGCCACCAAGACTTGCCGCTGGATCAGCTTGCGTCGCGCCAGCACTTTGGGCACCTGTGTGGACCAGCAAAATCGCATCGGAATTTATGTTTTCATTTGCCATCAGGTTCGCTCAGTAATGTCAATTTCTTCATCCACTGGATCATAAGTAACATCAACCACCGGAGGTACCGGATGCGCCACTACGGTGATGCTAAATAACAACGGTTCTCCTGCATAACCTTCCGAATCATAAGATATCACTCGAAACTGCGGCGTCGAATCATCCGTTTGTGCTTCCGTTGGATATTGATAATAACCTCTCCCAGACTCAGGTATTTGAGTCAGTTCATCCCAAGACGCACCAACATATTGTTGTACGGAATAATAGTCCACCGCCGTGTTCCCCCACCATTGAAAAACCCCATATGGCGGAAAATCATAACTGTCCGGTGTATTTTCGTAATCCACGAATTCAAGCGGTGGGGGTTCATAGGAATCGATCCAACCATCATAAATGAAGGTTGTGTCTGTTGTTGCTCGATGCGAAGCAATTTTCTTGCCTTGAAGCCAAATGTCATAGTAGGTGCTCGGGTTCACGGTAAACTCAAAGCACTTAGCTTCAATCCGTCGAATCTGTGTGACCGAAATTGACATTTTGAATCTCTGTTACGATATTGTATATGGCTTTTGTTGGCGCGTAAAAGTGAACGGATTATCTCCACAACCTTGAACCAACTGGCCTGTTCCTTTGTTGTATACACCTACAGTGACCGTGATACTTCTATCTGGATCTCCTACATGCGCAACCCGACAAGAACTGGGAGTTCCCACATTATAATACGTTGGATGGTTAACAGTAACGTGAACTGAAGAATTGCACCCTGGTCCTTTTGTTTCTGTGGCGTCATGTTCCAAAGTCAATTCCGTTGAAACACAACCAAATCCAGTTAAGGGGGTGGTGTCTATCGTGGTAACAATATCAAGTATTTCAGACCCATCATTTATCACAAAACCCAAAAGTGATTGTTCCGCATTCCATGCTATGTCAACCGCAGCAAGAAAAGTTTCTTGTGTAAAATGCTCGCCACCTTCCTTTTGCGTAAGAGTGACTGTATCTTTAGGATTCTCCCAAGCACTGTCCGATGCAGAATAAACACCAGAATATTCATCTCTGTCTATGTTTGTAGGTTCTATTCGATACACCTTGAGCGTTGCTTCGCGTTCAATATTATTCGTAGTGGAAGCATGGTAATTATCTGCAGCATGGATCACTAGAGGATGCGTAGGTCCATCTACATCTCCATATCGTGAATTAGCACCCGTAACACCGGAAGGCAAAACACGCCAAATCCAAGGATAATAACTAGGCAATGGATAATATGCCCAGCCCGCTGCTTCAAATTCACCATCCACTGGATTCACATCGTATGGAGCACATCTTCCATCACATTGCCAAGCCGTATCATCCACAAACCAACACCAAAGCTCAGTGGTAGATGTTTCCGTCATCGCATCAAGCATATCGCGCATATCACAAATCACTTGTTGCCAATCCTGTGGATTGGTGGTGACTTCCGCTATGGTTGTTGGACCAGTATATGTTGCATATTTCGGAGTAATGGCAAGTGTTGGCGGTGTTACAAGACCGTATAAAATAGGAGGATTTACCAAAGAATCAATTTCCGTATCATTGGGACTTAATACATAATCCCAATCATCAGCAACGACATCACTCCAATATCTTCGCCATTTCACACCAGGATTCATAGTGCCATGTTTGAGTTCAATTTCCATGTCTGCCAAACACGCCAAAAGATGCGTTCGCAGACTAGTGAGAACGCTCCTGATGATATTGATTGCAAAACCTTTTCGGCGCATTGGAATGCCTGGATACCATCCTTCATCCTGCCCCACCAAAGTATTAAAAGAATAACTATCATAGAAAGGTTGATTGCTCACACCTGTGCCCAAATGGGAAAAAAATGGTTTTTCTCGCTCCATGTACACATAACGTCGTGTAATTTCCGAAGCCAATTGCGTGTACAAATTTGAAGCAAAAAAAGACCCGGTGGGCGCATTGCTCCCTGGTTCGACTTGCTTCCACGGAAATATTGCGACAGGTGAAATAGCCATTATGAAAAATCTATTCCATCAGCTTCTGTGAACTTACACATGGGATAGGCTTTGTCATTTTCCGAATCAAAGTACCACGGTTGACCAAGATACGTTCCAATTATAGGTGTGTCAGGAGAATTCCAAGCTCCAGGTGTGCGAGGAAGACCAAAAAAGACCCATTTGCTACTAGCATAATTCCACGCCCAATAATTGTCATCGGCAGTCGTATATGCAAAAGCAGGATCATTCCCCAAAACAGGAAGATTATCATACTCATCGGCAGTATACCACGAAAATCCGCTTATACTTCCTCCAGAACTCCCACTCGATGCGCGTGCTTGATTTGGACGTGTGTTAGAAATTACGATTCTTCCGGGAAGGTGGTCTACTCGAATTCCATTACCACCAATAATTGATCGAAGAATACGCGCCAAAATAGCATTGATGAAAGAAGCCGAAAGTGTTTCACCTCTTCGTATTTTTTTCAGTCCTTTGAAAGCCATTCTACTTCCCCTTATGGACTCGGAAAAATTTCATTGAAATCGATACTGGGAAACCAAACAGGAGTCTTATACCCAACGCCAGAAACCAAGTCTGCTGGTGGTTTCCCCGTATTTGCATCTTCGTACACGATAGTTTCCTGATGACCCGTTGCATCAAGCAAAAACTCAAACACGAATTTCCACGTCTTTGGGCTAGTAGACCAATTCCATGGATCATACTGAATGTCTGTACAAAGGGCTTGACCAGGAAGGCATCCCAACCACGTTATTTGATTCACAAATCCCTCATATTTTTGCGCAAGAATATGAGGAAACGTTGTTTGTAAATACCGGACTCCACGAAGCACGTGATTGGGGTAAAGTGCATTTAATTGCGCGCCTTGAACATCTGTCTCGCCTTGAAGAGCCGTGTTGTAAATATAGTCATCAGGAAAAGTATAGGACACAGAAAGAGGTTGTCCATAATAATCTTTTGCCGTGGTAATTTGACGAAGAGAACCAGATCCAGTAATCAAGTAATCCACATCAGAATCTGCGCGAGAAGCGTACTCCAAAGTCACAATTGCTTTGGTTGGATCACCTTCGTTGTACATGAGCCGAATCTTACGATTGATGCACACTAAATTGCTCAGCGCCGAAGTGGCTGGAGTGAAAGAACTCCACGCCGTATATCCGGCATTATCCAGAGCCGTCAAAATTTCTGTTACGGCATCTTGGTTCGTGGCGTCAATATTTTCCACGAGCATTGAACGCGTGAGTTGAGCCAACGCTCCCTGACGCTCCGATGCTTCCATGTCGCCATAACTGTATGTCTCTCTTCTGATAGTTGCCGTCATAATTATGTTACCACCGCAGGTGTGCCTTGGCCTGTGTTAATTGAAATCTGCTTCAAAAACCCAACTATCTCTTCCCAGTTCTGTGGACGATAGATATTTGTGCCCACTCCACGGTCCATATGCGCCTTGCCAACAACACGCGGATTCCCACGAGAATCGCTTCGGATGCCTTCTTGGTAAGCCTTACCCAAGAAACCAGGCGTACTCCCCGTACCAGCCAACCTACCACGCAACAATGCCATTTCTCTCGGGTTCGTACCATTCGCAGACCGGGAAACGCGATTCATCACACGTTCCATCTTCTGCGGCCAGCCACCTATCCTACTTGAACCACCGGGAAGGGCCAGCGCATTTGCAGAATCATGCTTGGCCGAAATGCCTCCCTTTTTCCCACCCAAGGCCATAAACGCAAGTTTACCGGAAGAAGCCTTGCCCTTCAGTTTGTCCATGAGGCTGGCTTGCTTTTCGAGAGAATTATTGAACTCATCGACTGGACCGGAGTCCAACGCATCTCTCAATTCCCTCTTGTACGCAGCCGCAGCCCGATGATATGTTTTCTCGTCAAGCATTCCTAGGTTCCACATATCATCCAGCTTGGCGAATTGATCTTGAAAAATCTCCAATGGTGAACGCATCTCACTGATCAGGGTTTTCGCTGCCGATTCCAAACTAGACAAATCCGGTGCAATATAACCAGAACCAAGTGGAGTATCTTTGAACGCATCCGTTGCTGCTTTCGCAGTATTTTTGAACCAGCCTTCAACCGCATCTCCGAATGACTGAACATCCTTTTTGGATTTGTTCAAACTGTCGGCAAGAACCTTCCCCCGTTGAAGTTCCCATGCTTCTACTTTTTTGGCGTTCTCTTTGTTCAGATCATCCACCGTTGTGTTATAATCTCTCCACCGTTGCTTTGACTTGGCCAGACTTTGACTGATAGCGGCTTCATAGACTTCCCCAGACCGTTCCCCTACTTTCTCCAATTTCTTAGCCAGAAGACTCAAACCAGGAATCACATCCGCCATATCCTTTACCGTATCCCAGAAAGCATCGGATGCTTTTTTGCTCATACGAAGCATCCCACGATAAATCGCCCCACCGATGTAAAGGACAGACACCTTCAAATCTTCCCAAGTAAGTTTGATATTATGAATGGCCGTGTCCCACGCCTGAAGCACGAACGCCGAAGTCACAGACATGCTTTCCTCAATCGTCAACTTACCTACTTTCATCGATTTGACGAATTTCAAGAAACCTGTATCAGCCTTGAAAAAGGCATCCGCCACTAACAAAACCGCAGTCACAATAAGTCCAGCTGCAACCACCCAAGCAGTCCCCACAAATCCCAACGTGGAAAAAGACTTTATTACCGCTCCGATTCCTTGCGCCAGAAATCCAAACGCAACCAACGCAGGACCCATCGCAGCTGCCACCGTCATTCCTATTGTGAGCCACTTTTTTTGCGAATCAGAAAGACGCTCAAACCAGATAGCCAATTTCATTACCGCCTTCCCTGCTTTATTTACATAAGGCGCAAAGACCCCCCCCAAAGAAATACCAGCCAACTTGACGTTGTTCAAAAGAATTTTCATCTGACTATTGAAGGACTGAAGTTGCTTTTCTGATACCTCTTTCGTGGTATCTCCAGCACGACGCAACGCAACTTCATAATCAGCTATCTTTTGAGATGTTCCTAACAACACCTGAAGAGCAGAAAAAGAACGGTCTTGAAAGCCCAACATCTCTGCTGCAGCCTTTTTTTCTTGATCGGACATTGTAGCAAATTTCCGCTCCAATTGCCCGATAATATTCGCCATGGAATGCATTTTGCCATTGACATCGTACACGCTCAATCCCATACGTTCCCATGCCTTGGTTTCCTTCATCGTTGCCCGTTGAAGATCACGAAGAACAATATGAAGTTTTTCTCCTGCTTGTGCATCTTTGACGCCTTGATCTGCAAATGCCGCAAGAACGGCCACACCTTCTTCAACGTCTTTGTTCAACAGACGAAGTGCCGCACCAGCCTTTGTGGTCAACGCACGAGAAAATTGTTCCACGCTCGCATTCGCCAAAGTATTAGCCTTGACCAAAACATCAGAAAGCCTGGTCATATTTTCCATGTGCTTCACGGAATCCTTCGTGGCAAGACCCAACGCAGATTGTGCATCAGTGAGCAAGTCCGTAGCCTGGGACATATTAAATGCACCCGCCACAGCAAATTTTTCTACTGTGGCGAGTGAGCCAACGGCTTGCTTTGCCGAAAGACCAGCAGACGCCAGGAAGAAATAAGCTTCAGCTAAGTCTTTCGGAGCGGTGATAGAATTCCGTGAAATACTCTTGGCTGTATCTTCCATCGTGGTGCGCATTTGCGAATTTACGTTGCCCATAATGGCAAGTGACTTGGTCATGGAATCATCAAACGAACCAAACGCCGCAACAGAGGCACCAGCAATCATCGTCAAAGGAAGGGTGACAGAACGATTCAGCTGCCGTCCCATCTGCTTGGCCTTCTTGACCGTTGCATCAATCATTCTCTGAGAATGACGAATAACCTTGGAAAACTTTGTAGCATTGGCCGTAAGCCGAACCGAAAGTGTTCCAAGGTTCATCCCGAACATGAGCGTACCACTCCTATTATTTTCTAGTTGCGCCAGTCAGACCCAACCAAAAATTTTTACTGTTTTGAACTGTTGTTTCAAACAACAATTCTAAATCCACTGAAGATTTCTTCTTGCCTTTTTCAATCGTGAAATCTAGTATCTTAGATTGGAGCGTGATACGAGAAGGATTCTTGACCTGACCCTGTTCTATCGTCGCAGCAATTTGCGCCAAATAAGAATCTGATCGATTAAATTCTTCTGTGTCTTTCCAATCCAGAAACCATATCCACTTCAAGAATCCCGTGGAGGATGTCTTCTGTTGGACTTCTTCAATTGTCATCTTCAGGTGAAAAGCCAAACGATACCACTGCAACTCCTCACCCGTCAATCGTTTTTTTCGTCTTCCTCATCATCATCATCTAGGTCCAGCCCCGACATCTCCTGGGCTTTCTCAAAAAAGGAGAGATTGACCAGATGCCGGTATTTCCTCAATGGCATCCGCCGACACCTTATCATTATTCTCATCCAAAAGACAGCGGGACAAAAGATCAGCCTGAAATCCGTCAAATGACTTGATTCCAACCACCTTCCCGTTGTGACCCATTTTCATCCGCGCAGTCATTTGGTTGAGATACTTGTTACGTTCCTTGCCATTCAATTCGCGCAACTTCCACAGCTTTTCCATGCCGTTTTCATCTTCCAATACCACCGACACTTCCTGGCGCTGTAATGTGATTCTGATTTCGTCACTCATTTTTCTGTTTCCTTTCCAGCCAAAGAAATTTGGATTCTTTCAACGCCTATATTCTACGCAGCGTGTACAGGTGCAGTTTCCACAAGAGAAGCATTCTGATTGGACGGAATGATTTTGACTAGGGCCGTGGGCTGCTCACCTTCCACTATCGGATTAGGTGTGAATCCATCAATCCAACCCCAGAACACTAATGTGGAGTCATCCGGGAACGTAATCGTGATTTGCTGATTGGTGTTGACCATCGCCACGATTTCATCAAACACCGCTGGATCATACGCCACCGTCAACGAAGATTCAGTCAGCGACTTGAGTTTCTTCGGTGCCTTGGTTCGCCAGTTCGTGTTCTGCATCGTGGTCGTGTCATTTTCGCCACCACCCTCAACACCAGGAGGCGTAATTTCTTTCTCCCACATCTGAACATCGGAGTCTTCAGCGAAGGAGATCAGTGTTGCAAAACCATCATCCATTCTTGCCATGATTCTATTCCTTTCCTATTGAATTGTGACTTGGAAATTCAAACTGAACATCCATCGCCGTTTTGTATTCTCTTTTTCCATCCCCAAGGAGACAATCCCTGAAGTTGGGCTCACGTTATTCAACGTATATGTGATGCTGTCTATTATTACCTCATCGCCATCTACGCTTTCCAACTCATCAAAAATTGCACTGGCTTTCATGAACCCCGCATTGTAATCCTTGGCGCGGAGTAGCACTTGAATTCCATGATGAAGAATTGTAGTCCCTGTCATTAATCTCCCGTCTTTAACAGGAGCCGAATCAAAAACGCCAACAGCATTATCCGGCACTTCACCATCCGACAACGCTCCAATATAACCAGGCCAAACAACATCATCATCACCAGGCGTATTCAAGACGTCTTCAGCAACCAAATGAGCCTGGATAATCTCTGCTGGAGAATCGTTCATCCTCTTTTCCCTGCTATAGTCGCCAAGATTTCTTTACGAAAAAACCGCATGGGCGTTTCCAAGAATTTTGCCATCTTCCCTTCACCATGGTGAAGGTCTATTCGTTCGTGGACATACACTGCATACTCCGCCGTGTAAAAGACCACTACTTCAGTATGATGTCCGTAACCAAACGCTCTTGTTCCGGCTGAACTTTTGAGATTGGCGGTATCAATCGGGACCACCTTTTGACTCTCTCGTTGAAGGAACAATCCCGCACGAATCAAATTACGACGCACATGAACACCGGTCTTTTTTTCGGCCAATTTCAAACGGTTTTTAATTTCTTCTGCACCTATGACTTTGGTAATTATCATAGGAGCACCCCACGTAAGAATTTGTTTCCTCGCCCATTGGGAATCTTGGAGCGGGAGCGCACCATCCAAACATCGTCATTATCGTCTGGATCATCCTCCACCGTTGAGTCTAATTCACCCAACATCAACTTATCACCATAGTTCATATCTCGATCAACAATCAGCTTGGACCGGGATAATTCTTTATCTCCGTTCTCGTTGAGGAATTCCTCCACCACGTCTTCCCACCTACAATCGATTTCCTCAGGCGAACCATAGGAAGGTTGGCCATAGGTATCAGTGCCTGTTACAGGCCACCGTACAGCCAACTGCTTCATAAAACGCTTGGCCGTAGAAAGATTATCCGTAGCAGCTACCATTACAAGGTGAACGTCCTGATTTTGAGAACCATTCCAACAACCAAAGCCCCTAACAAACCACCCACCACCGCCAGCACCAAAACCTTGCGCGCAAGACCCGAAGCCTCATCTACCATATCCATCAATCGAGTCACGCGTTTATACTGATTATAATGCTGCTCTTCGTCAACGTGGAAGGGTACTTTTTCCTGCAACTCTTTGAGTTTTTCCGGTGTCATAACGCATTGGTGTCCCTCTTCTTTGAATTTGGAAGAGACTGCTTCAACTATCACCGCTGCTAGTTTGTGCTCGTGGGGAGTCAAGACCATGCCGTTTTCCATGGAAAGCGTTTCGTCAAGCTGTTCCATCAATCACCCTCTTCTTCCGTATCATAATCTTCCCCCAACCAACCTATGGACACGCCTGATACTTCACCCTCTTCTAACTGTTTGCTCAACGCCGCAAGATCTCCAGCTGTATCCAATACCAAAGCCGTTTGGCCTTGTTTGGTTTGGTGCAGCATCATACCAATTTTGTATTGGTATTTCACCGACACACTTCCAGCTTTTTCAGCATCCACAGCCTGGTCTCTCATCAAATAAAAATGGGCCGCCAACCACGTTTCGATCAAAGCCAAACGAGCATCGGTATACTCGGAATCTAAACACAATTCCGTCACCAATTCATTGGCAATAGTAATGAAAGGAGTCAAAGTGATAGAAACATCAACTTCAACAACGCCACCAACCAAATCATCCGTGGTACGGGCCATTGTGCTATTTCCTTTTGGTTTTCAGATTCTGATTCGTTTCCGCTTCTGCGTGGACGATGGTAACAGCCTGTTTCAAGGCTTCAGGATTGAGTTGTGCATTCACGCGAAGAATATACCGCAAGGCCCTATCCAATCGAGCGGGACCGGCTTCTGGCATATCGTCAGGAATTTCTTTTTCCACGCGTTTAATAGTGGAAAGAAGCAGCGGTTTGTACTCATCCACATATTTCTTCCACTGCGGTTTCCACAGGAAGATTTTGCCCATGATAGAGGACAACGCGAACAGCACTGTGGAAATCCCGATGGGCGAATTGAGGAAATTCCACACCCGTTCTTCTTGAGGGAAAGACGGCAAGAAAAACAATGCCGCACCAATGCCTACAATCAAAAGAATTCCAACCACCTTGAACTTGTTATTTCTCATCATGAATTTCCCTTCCTAGATTGAAATGACCCCTCAAACTTTCCTTCGGGAAAACAACCAATGTACTGGTATCGTCTTCCAGATTAATCACCCGTTGATCGGGAAAGAGTTTACCCAAATCCTTATTGATATCAACCATTCCTTTTTTGAAACGAGTATATGACGCATCACGGAGATTTCCCGTGCCGTAAGCCTTGTGGAAATTCCCCTGTCCTCCTGACGGCTGCATATCAAATCCCAACAAATAGATAGGATTTGCACCAAACAAACACGCCAAGTTGATGGCAAGAGAACCCGTGTTCCCATTCCACCCCAAAGCCGTCATGCCCAGGCCCTTCAACTGCCGAGGAATAAATTTGAGCCAGGGTGGCCGTTTATCACGGAAGGCTGCCGCGGAAGAAACAACCCAACCACCCTGGCGCTCATATTCTTCCACGCCACGCCGATGTTGTGGAAGAAATTTGGCATCTCCAAAAACGAGAACAGACGCCACAGCCGCACCAAGATAACACGCCGCATTACACCCAATGGTTTTTCTCTCTCGCAAAACTTCCCAGGGGAAACTTTCCAGAGAAGGGCCACCACCGATAATGTAACACGGTTTGCTATTCCAGATGGCTTTGGGCGTCCAATTCTTCATGGACTATCCCTTCAAATAATTCTCAATGAACGGTTGGACATCATTGCGTTTCAAAGGCGTGTCGTGAAGGGGAGTGTCTGGATCATCCATCTCCACTATGTAAAACGCTCCGCCATCCTGGAAGACCTGAAATTCATTTTCCACTGCCTGTGGAAAACGATGAGTCATATCCTTCCCCAACGGAGACACCACGTCATCATCTTTCATTTCTTCCGTGGACACAACCTGAGTGGTGGCCTTCTTTTTGGCAGAAGTAGGCTTTTCTTTGGTCTGTTTCTTGGGAGCTGCCTTTTTCTTGGGCCGAACTACTTCAGGGATTTCGACTTCCGTGAACTTGTTTGGAAAGGCCACCACCAGATTCAATTCCGAATCAATAATCTCATTGTCTTCAGTCTTGTAGATTCGGATTCTTCCATCGGCCAGCGTTTCTGCGTGACTTCCGGCTTTCGGATTCAATTTGAAATACATTTTTCTATTTCCTTCCTGTTTGTTTGGTTCAATTTTCCAGCCAAAGTAGGGGAGTCCTTGACCCGACACAAGGACTCCCCCACCACCTTGGGGAGAAGAAAACATTATTCTACGCCGTGGTGCCGTGAACAATCCCCGTATTGTTGCTTTGATCAGCACGGAGTTGAGGAACCATAATCGCCATCACCTTGAAGTTGAGCTGCATTCCACCACGGGTTTCCCACTGAACCGTCGTGATATCCATTCCGATGACTTCCCGCACAACGTCAGTTGTCATCTGGACCAGGAGCATCACGAAACTAGTTCCCGCTGTGTCCAGGTAGTCAAGGGTACGACAATCCTGAATACCGTCAATGGCCTTGAGACGGTCACGGAGCGTATTGTCACCCTTGGAACTGGAATAATCATCATCCAAGTAGGTGTCCCACGCATTGGAGCAGTACAGCATGTACGGACCAAAGTGGTTGGCTACCTGGGCTTGATGACGCATCGCCAAGACTTCGCTGACAGCTGATGCAGCCGTCCAACCAGATGCCGTGGGAGCCGTCATCGTCTTGGTCAGACGGTGCGTGTAGTTTGTGTACCCATAAAGAGTACCACCGCCAAACACATACGTTCCGTAGGTGCCAAGGAGCAGCTTCTCCGCCGTCTCAGCAACATTCCGCCCAGCCAGTTCCGCCGTAGTGGTATCCAGAGGAGAACCACCGTTGCGCGAAACCATCACCTGACGCAGACTGAAATCGAATCCCTTGTGAATGATCGGGAGCGGAATGCTGCCGAGTTCAAACAAAGGCCGATCACCTACGGATTGGCGAAGACCATCCATACTCACGATGGCATCCGAAATGTCGCTTTGAGTTTCGGATTCAAGGACCGTCTTGCTCATCCCATTGGGAATGCCCAGAGACAATCCTGCTCCGCGCAAATCGGCCACCGCTTTCAAACGGGGTTTTGCCGCCTTGCGTACAGCTGTGTCCAGCAACTTCCAATCGTCTTTCCGAAGAGTTGCGGTGGCGTTTGCCGTAGGCACAGCCTTAGGTTTGCCGTTGGCGCCCATCGTGGTGATGTAATGTCGGCCATCATCCCCAATCCATGGACGCAGTGCGTTCGCACTCATGCCGTTGGCCATCAGAACACTGGCTACGTTTCCGTTGGCTTGGCCGTTGAAAATACAATCCATCTCAATTTTCCTTTCTTCCATTGAGGGGCTTCTTCGCCCCTATTCACTCGACCAAGAACTACACAAGCCGGACGCGCATCAACGTCGCCACAGCACCAGACGCACTAAGATTTTTTGCCTCACGCGCAATAGCCACGATTTGTCTGACGGTGGTTCCCGAAGCCTCACTACCGTTGGCGATGAGCGTTCCATCACCAGCGGAAATCAGTTTGGCACCCTTGGCCACGTTTTCAGCAGCCTTCAGGAACATCTGGCATTCGTTGCCTGGTTGTTCTACATTTGCACTGACCAGAGCCGCTGCGGCATAGGCTGTTGTGAGCGTGTTACCTTGAAGAATATCTGCTTCCGCAACCAATCGCTCAGCATAACCACCCTCAGTGGCATGAACCTGAAACTTCCCTGCGGAAGTTTCTTCAATCAAATGACCAGGAGTGATTGCAGCGGCAGCAAGGGCTTCCTCACGCCGAAAATCCCCAATCAGATGGGCTTGGTTTTCGCTCGACATATCGCTGTTTCCTTTCTCTTGTTGAGAGCATCAAACCCTCAGAATTCCTGGTTTATTCGTCTTTGCCAAAATTAAGCGAAGGGACTACAAGTGGCTCTTCCACTGTTGCCAAATTCAACGAAATCGTCTCCGCCATTCCCGCAAACACCGGCTGTGAAAGCGTCTGTGCCGGTGCAGATTCCGTTGCCAGCGCTGCCAATGCAGTAAGCTCATTTATACCCTTGGCTTGAAGCTGCTCAGGAGTAAACATGTTGCGAGAATTCGCAGAGATTTGCTGAACCAATCCCGCTTTTTCGCGTTCATGGGCCGCAACACCATGGCGCAACACGTCTTGCATTTCCGAAGGAGCATTGGCAATGTATTGATTCATCGTTTGCGGTTGTTCGGGAACAGCGTTGACTATCGTGAGGCTGGGCTCCAATCCTACCACACCTTCCTTCGCAGCGTTCTCCACTGCTTGCTTTTCCGGTTCCTTAGGCTTGGGCTCAGGCTTGGGCTCTGCGTTGGTTGCGATGGCGCCCAACTTTTCCTCACCCAGACCCATCAGCATCTCCCGATCATCCTCAGACCAAGGCGTCTGAGCATTGCTGATAAGACCGTTCACAACAGCTTCAATATCCATTGTATGCAATTCCTTTCCTTCAGTTTTGTATCCAATCACTGTACCATCCGACAACTTATACAGAGTCTGTTTCTCTGCTTCCTGCCGCATTCCCTCCACCATCGCCACCTCATCCTTGATACCGTATTTTTGATACCAAGTTTTCCCTTGAGTTTCAAAGATGAAGTAGTCATCATAGACTTCCGTCACCCATGCGTCTTCATCATTGGGCCGAATAATATTACCCAACATCTGCCAAATCTCCGAATGGCTCAATTCATTGAACGTCACCATAAGGGATTTCGCCAACAAGGACTCATGCCCGTCCACTTCCTCCGTGGCATTACGCAAAAGACCGGCACCATCTTCAATCGAGCACGCACCCTTTTGATCAGGCAAAACCGCCAAATGGTCTGGACGATAATTCCGTGCAATTGCCGTGAATGGTTTTCCATCCCATTCTCCTTCCTCCATCTCATAATCGGAGAACAGCCCCGTGGAAACCTCCATCATGGTTCCATCATCAAGTGCGTTCAATACACGGTCATCAACCGCATTAGATTTTTCTTCTTCCAACCAACATTCCGTCTTGAGCCGTTTCCCTCTGGAGTCCCATTTCGTATTCATCAACAGCCCAATTTTCTGACTGGTGAGAATCTCAGGGTCACAAGCCGAAACGCTGGTGCCATTAAGCGTGGGATGATAGACCACGACGGGTTTGTGGTTCCAAACCTCCGGTGTCTTGGATAGTTCTGCCGAAGGATAGAACAAAGGACCGTTTGAACCAGCGTGCACACCTTCCGTCAACATCACGCACGGAACAACAAGGAAGTCTTTACCTTCCATCTGGTCCTGACGCATACGTGCAGATGCCTTGAGATTGAAGGTGAATTGAGTCAATTGATCGGGTTGAATAATGTTGGCTTTGGGTTTTGCGTTGGTAACCAACTTTTGTTTTTGCGTCATCCGTTTTTCTCCACTAAATACGAAAAGGACCACAACGCCAATTTCTCAGCGGTGTGGCCCTTTTCCCGAAAGGTTCCTACAACCTTGAATCAAAGTATATCCGAAACCCCTTCAAAAGTAAAGGAGTTCAATCGTCATCATCGGGATTTTCCGGTGGTTTCATCGTTTGTTCCGAGCGTACCAAATCGATCATACCACGCTTGATTTCAATTGTAATAGTTCCGAACCAATCCCGATTCTGCGCTGAAACCAACAGACCTTCCACCCACTGACATTCGTTCCGCTGCTTCTGTTTAGATTTCTGGCTTCCCAAACTCCCCTTCCCTGGTTTAGGTGGCTTTCCTGGTCTTCCTGGTCTTCCTGGTCTTCCTCCAGCCATAATCATTTCCCCCTATTCACCATAGCTTCACGCACCAACTCACCTACCAAATCAACCAACACGCCTTGAAGACCGGAATTCCCAACCACGGAAGGTGCCGGTGCCGTCAAACCGGGAACCGCTAACACACCCAATTCTTTCAACGTATTCATCAGCGCCAACGTTGTGTCTTGGTCCCCTTTAATTGCTTCTTTCAAAGCATTCGCATCAGCAGCCCAAGTCATCGTAAAATTTTGCTCCTTGGGAAGGCTTTGGCCGTCTCGGGAAGCAGCTTGCGTTACCATCTCCGTGAGTGCCGTGGCGGTGCTTTCAGAAAGCGGAATTCCTGCGGCCGCATGCGCCGACATCACCGCTTCTGCCGCCAACACCGAAGTCTTCAACGCATCTTGTTCTTGATATGTTTGTTCAGCTTCCACGATGCCATTATTTCCCATTCGGCGCTGATCGAAAACGTATTTCTGAATTGGCTCCATCGTTTCCACGCCATTCTTCTTCACCACCACCGCTTGAGTAGCGATTTCCGCTTTGGATTTTGCACGAAATCCGAACGTTGCGCAGCCACTCATTCCCAACACCAACCCGACAACCAAAATCAAACCAACAAATCGTCTCATCGTCTCTTCCTCCGTTTTCAACCCAACCAATCAATGGACACGTGGCATCCCATAAACCATACGCAAATTCCGCGATAGAACCCGTGACCCGTTCGTTCAAACCCGCAAAAACCGTATTTCACCCAGTACAATCTCAACCGTATCGTTCCGAATCGAAAGTTTAGCATATGGCCTTCTCCACTGTTATTCTGTTTTACCCAACCCTATACCCACTATCCCCCTCGAAATCCTCTTCTGGTGGTGTTTCGGCGAACGGACGGTGGTGGGATTTGGCTGCAACGGCTGCGTTCTCCGATTCCGTAGATGGGGGAAGGAAAACCGGCTCACCACCCATCGCATCGATTCCCATTCCCACTTGCTTCAATTCTTCGCCCACTTGGTGATAATGCCGCACCACTTGAAGAAATTGCTGGAGTACCGGAGTACGCTTGAATTTCGGATGCTGGAGCATCTGAGCCATAGGCACCATCAAAACGCCTTCTCTCTCATACTCCACACAAGCCTTCATAAAAGCCATCTTCGTTTGCTCCAAAGCAACCAATCGCGTTCCCGTCAACCCCTCTTGAACTCGATTCTCTTGTTCCACTTCCTCTGCTTGTTGAACCAAGTGGAGCAACTCCTGTTCGTTTGCCGTTTCCTCGATGAGTCCTTCAGGAAGCACATCCCGCGCACGCGCAATCGTAAACTGTTTCTTTTTCCGGCTTTCGATTTTCATGATTTTGCCTTTGGGTCTGGATTTCCGCTCAGCCATTGGCTTTCTCCTTTTCATTTCGGATTGATGAGCTCCAATTCATATTGCGTAGGACCATCCACTACTTTTTTCTTTGAGTTGAACCCTATTCCCTTTTGCACATCTGGTTTAGGTTTGGGCTTCGCTTTTGGCTTCGGTTTCGGAGTAGGCTTTGGTTTCATGGAAGACAATTTCTTTGACGCCTTATCAAGAAACTTATCCAAGTCCAAATATTCTCGACCAACCGCATCCAATTTGGCTTTGAGTTCCAGCGCTTCCTTGTATTTCTTTTGCAGTGCCACTTTCCCCTTTGGAAATAGATTTTCTTGAACATCCCCCTTTCGCTATATACTTCTCAAGGAAATCGTCTGTCCGTCTTGTTGCTACAAATCGGGCATGATTCCCGTTTCTCATCAAACCCGGCTCATTCCTAAGTTTTGCTACAAAAGCCGAAAAATCATCAGCTGCGTTCTTTGACAATTTGGTCCCATAATAGCGATAGGCACGCTCATAATTCTCAAGCGTAGTTTCAACAATTTTTCCATTCTTCATTCCCCAAGTATGCTGTCGCCACGTTCCATCTATATGTTGACAATAACCAAAAACAATATCATCAATTTCTCCTTGATCATACAAACGAGCAGTATTGTCATGGCATTGGCCTGAGGAACCTTCCTTGAGCGTCATCTTTTTGTCTTTGTTCTTGTGTACCGTCTTGCTAAACCTTCCTTTTTCCAGAATTTCTTTAGCGTCAGGATCAGCTTGTAGTTGTCCCCTTTGAAGCACACCGGGATGATTTCCCTTTACACCTGCTTTGGCATTCAATTTGTCTTCTAATGCCTCAGTGTATTTCTTTTCTGGCATACTATGGCTGATTTGCCTCATCTCATCATCAAACTCAACAACGGGATTCGTCTGAGGCATTGGTTCAGATTTGGGGTTCGCTTATTGTTTGGAAATTCCATCTTTCTTTGATTTCGATTTCAGTCTGGGTTTTGGAATAACAGACTTTGGTTTCTTCTTGGGCTTCGGCACTGGTTTCTTTCCAGCATCTTCAAAGACCGTTTCTTTCCCCTTCCAAGTGCTACGGCGTTTTGCCTCTTCAATCGTTTGAGGAACCTTCTTGCCAGCTTTGGTTTTCTTCGGAAGGCCAGCCATCAACGAAGCATCCCTGGTCTTGGTTTTCTCCAACCCACTCCAGAATTTTTTCTTGCTCTCCCCCACATTCGCAGGTATCCAAGCACAACGACAATTTGGATGCCGAGGAATCAGGCCGCGTGCCTCTTTCACGGTCATGACTTCGCCATCTATCGCAGCGCAAACGTCGCATACCCTATCGTCCCCAGCCGCGGACCATTCCGCCATCACGCCCACTTCTTCAACACCCAAATCCTCAAAGGAATCAAGTTGGCCTTCCGAATGGGCTGCTATAATTTCCGTTCTCGCCAACGTGCGAGCACGAGTCTTCTCAATCCCAGAGATAGAACTACTCAATTGACGCGCCAACGCTCTGGGACTCGCCCCATGGGCTATCCCGTCAGCAAGAATCCGGCTCATCTGCTGAGACATCGCTGCCGTGATGCCTTTCAACTCCTCATAGGACCGCGTGTACAAGAACTCCATCTTGGAAACCCGTTCCGGCTGTATGAAAGCGGATTCCAGGAACTGTTTCCGTCCACCTTGGTAACCTTCCACCGAATCCGACATCACCTCAGATTTGGTATCAATGTAGGCACGCGTACTTCCTTTGCGGTATGCAGAATCAAGATACTTACCTTGCCAAGGCTTTCCCGTTGCTGTCTTTTCAAGAATCCCCACGTCAACCCGTTCATCAACCCATCCTCGAAAGGCCTGGACTTTTTGGGAGTCCGTCTTGAACGCAAACGCCTTCTTTCCTGGATTCGCCAACGCACTGAAGTCTATTGGCTTTACAACCGCCAAGCCAAAGACATCATCCTTCAACACCATCTCCACCACCGCCTTCCGAAATTCAAAAAACCGACGTCGCATTTCAATCATATACTGCTTGCGGAGCGTGGTTGTACGAGTTGGATCAAGCATCCGTTTCATTGATTTCTCTTTTCAATTTCTGCTCGTTGTTCCCGGCTCAATTGCTTATGAACGATGACGCCTTTGACCGCTTCAATAGGTTTCTTCTTGGGCCGAATCTTTACATACTCTTCTGGCAAGGGAAGCACTTTGATAGTTGGGTCTTCTCGAAGCAGCTGTTGGAGCAATTTCTGATCCCACTCCTTCCTACAGGCTGTTAACAGAAACCAATCCTCCACCAAGCGTAGCACCACCTGATTGTTTCGGAAGTACACCGTACCACTGAGCAGTTCCTTCCCATTGAGGTAATGAACACAAATATCAAAGTCCTTATCTTGAATCTCATCGAAGAAACTCAATTCACTGCATACAATAGCATCCGCATCAATCCAAACAATATCCTGGTCAGGATATTCCTCCAGCGCATCGGATACGATTTCCGCTTTGCGCATCGTATTCTTGGTCCAGTCCCCCGAACAAACGTATGGATAGAAGCAATGCTCAATACCGAATTGCTCCAAAGATAAACGTAGGTCTTCAATCTCATCTTCATACGGTGTTCTGATGGTATACCCAGACACTATAATGTATGGTTTCATCCGTATCTCCCTTCCACTAGGTCAAACGATTTGCCCCAAAGCCAGCCCAATTCTTGGCGTTTTTTCCTCATCGAATCGTCTACATGAGTGAGTATCCGAGACGTCTTGTTGGTGGCATCCCGTTTGGCGTTTCCAGCATTTGGATGATGGGTGAAAACCTTTGCGTATTCGTCAAAGAAAAAGACATTCTCCTTCACCGCATATTCGCCCAGTTCCGTGTCCCCATAAAAGTGGTAATAATCAGGACAGAATATTCGGCCTAGTGGGAAACGGTTTAGGAACTCCTTCCCCAACGCGAAAAAGCAATACTCCCGCACGCCTTGAAGCGATGGCATGTTCGAGATATTCAGCCCAATCATTCCGTCCAGACTCGGGAAAAGCATCTGAAAACTTTCCACCATATTCTCAACGCATCCGTTTTCCAGTACCACGTGGTCCGCTAACACGACCACTATATCACCCGTGCTATTGTTCACCAACTGGTTCACTGCGGTAGTGAGTGCTCTGGGTTCCTTTTCAACAGAAGGCGAAAACAAAACCCCCTTTGGTATGCTCTCCCTCAACCGCTCCAATTCTTTGGGTCGATTCAAACTTGGAACCACTACTTCAACTTGCATGCGTTCCTCCTCATGTCCGTATTCCGAATGTCTGCCCCAATTCTTGCTTGCTTCAGGAAGACTCCCGAACTCAAAACACCGGAGCGCAGAACTCAGAGAACAATTGATTATTTGTGCCCGTGTACATGCCTGGGCAGCTACCAATTCCAAACCGCAACGCTGAGAGGCAAATGTGCGTGAAGTTGATTTACCGTAACCATCATGAAAATGTGTATTACCTTTCCCATCAGGACGCATATCAAATCCCAGCATATAGATTGGGTTGGCTCCTAAATTCAAAGCTAAATTCAAGGCTGGTACAGCCGTGGAAGTGCTCCGCATCAATCCGTCTTCCAGCGATTCCGTCAATTTCCCTGCAAAGTCATCTAACCTAGGTTCTGCCGCCATGAAATAAGTCAACATCCCGTGCCGGTCATAAACTCCATCGAACCGCTTCAATGCCGCGCCAACCACCTTAGGACAATCCAAGGTTTCAAACCGCTTCTTGACCTCCAAACCAAAGATGCGCCGCCAAATATCCCGATAGAAACGATGGTCAGCTGCGATGATAATGGAAGGGTCAAACCGTTCGTATGCTCGATTGATAGCGATGGTGTGATAATCTTCAAGTTGGCTCCAATTAAAGCCCTTCAAAGACGGACCACCGCCCACAATCACGCACGGCTCATTCTTCCATATACCATCACTCAGTTTCATCATCTTCCTCCAGTTATCCGCCGCAAATACGATATAACTAACGCGAGCGGCAGTGGACTAGGTTCGCTTCCGAAAGAGCAGCTTTCCTTACCTGCTTTGTCCAGCTGCCGCTTTTTTATTCTTCCTCCAATTCATCTTCCTGGTTCAATTCTACTTCTAATTGAGCTTCATCCACTTCCAATTCTTTTTCCCGTGCCAAAGCAGCCTTCATAATCTCTTTCACTTGCTCCGTAGTCAAATCCGCGAACATCGTGAGAAAGATTTCCGGTGGGATGAGTTGTTCGACGTTCCCGCCCACATATTTGGCAAAGGCTTCCACCAACTTAGCCAACACATCAGCCTTATCAGCCTCAGAAGGCGCATCTAGGTCAGGCCACTCGATTCGGAAGCCCTCTGTTGGCTCTGGGAGTGCTCCGAAGGCAATCAGACGTTCTACCACAGGCCGAACCAAACACGGACTCACATATTTGTTCTGGCGTCGTGCTACTCGCCTGTTCCAATTCTTGGAATCCTGGGAGGAAGCAAGTTTGGCCTGCTCACTTCCCTCAAAAATTCGTTTCGGAATACCCAACGCAATACAGATGATGGTGATTTGAATGTCGATATGGGATTTGGGGTCAGCTACCTGCGGACTCAAAGACTTGGCTTGGACGCCTTGCAGCGTGAGATAGCGTTGAAGAGCATTCGCATATGCGGCCACCTCAGCACGCAAATCCGTCACGTCATCCGTGGTCAACGGTCTGGCATTCGAGTCCATCTCAAACGAGAAACCAGGAAAACCACCTTTCCAAAACATCTCCCCACTTCCGCCAGCCACCTTCCGCAAATCCCAGAGCCGATTAAACAAAATCTGCATCCGTGGGACACCGTAAATTTCACTACTCAACCGATTGTCCGCAACATGAACAATCCGAGTCCAATGAACCAAGGTCTCTTGTCCCGATGTCGCTGTTATTTCTCCCGTGTCACTTCGGCTCATCGCTATGGCATCAAAAGCAATCGAATACAACACCGGTTTCCCAAACCGCGGACTGGTGATGTCTTTCTCCGTCTCCTTGATATTGACTTGACTCTCATCAAAAACACGAACATAAATCAGTTTATGCTCAGCCGTTCCGGTCTTTTCCCCAGTGTCGCCCACGCCATCTACCGGCTTTCCGAGTTCAAGCCCATCATCTATCCCCAACAGAAGGACACCATATCGCCCAATACCACTGATGAAGTCAATCTTGGCCATATAAGAAAACAACTGCCGCTTTTCTTCCAACCTCTTCCACGCCAATTCAAATTCCGTTTCCTTTGGGTCTTCATTTTCCATGACCGCTGGATCAGTGGACCACGATTCCTCAGGAAAAATACCCACCACCCGTGTAGCAATTCCTTCTCGATCAAACATCAACTTGTAATGCGCGGTAGACAACTCCTTGGGATACCCACACTCATTGTCAATATCCCGTCGCTCATCCACCAACTTCTCAAGCAGCTGGCTTCGCATCAAGCTGGCGTTTGTGATCAAATCTCGAATTGCCGATTTCTTCTCAGCCATCTCCACGCTCATCGCATTCCGCAGTACTTCCGTCTTGCTCACTCTTTTCATTTGATTACTCCAATCCTTCCACCTGGGAAGCAAAGCACGGTGTGAGCACCGGACCCAGCGTCCACTTGATCTTTGTATTTGCTCCTAGGGAAATAAACATATTCATTCAACAAAACCTTGTTCCAATCCGCTGGAATCATCGACACGTTACCAATATTAACTTGACTACTAAATGGTGTAGCACGCGTGGTTTTATCTCCTGTAGGCCGAACTACTTCAATTCGGTAGCCACGAAGATTCCGCACCGTATTCTCAGCGGATTCCTTACCCCCACTTCCTGGTTCTTGTTCAACGCCCACTATCACGTCACGACCATCCATTTGCGCCGTGGCTTTGATAAGGTTTTCCCGGACTCCGCTATCCACCTGTTCCCTTACCACATCCAAAAACCAAAACCGATGATTCACATCCTCCCCCAATAGCAATCCCACCGTATACGCACCACCATCCTTTGTTCCCGCTTTGTCCCAGAACCTGCACCGCTGTAGGAATGGCGCAGAAGGCTGCTCGATGGCCACCCTATCCATTTTGAATAGTCCACCGGACAAAGGGACCGGTCTCTGAAGGAATTGGCCAGCGTAGCCATACTCCAACAATTTATCCTTGGCTTCATCCAAAGACGGTCTATCCATACGGACTGGATCAAGCAATCCATCCACATAACGTCTGCGGAGTATCCGTGGACGCACCTCATCCCGATTCCGCTCATCTATCTCCGCAGGCAAATTGATATGCCGCGTTGGCGTCTTTCCCCCTAGTGAAATCGCACTTGGGTCTTCCTCATGAAGACGCTGCATAATGAGGATAGTAGGCGTAATTCGCTTATCCACCTTTCGCGTGGATAGCGTTCTTGCAAACCAGTTATTGGCTTTCTTCAAATCCGCTTCAGACACTGCTTCATCGGGATTCAACGGATCATCTATTATCAAGAAATGACCATGGAATCCCGTCACGGTTGAACCAGTGGAAGTTGAAAAACGATAGCCTTCATCAATGTTGACGAAATGGCCCTTTGTGTTCTGGTCTTCCCGCATCTTGATATGCGGCCAAAGACGCTGATACTTTTCCGATTGAATAACGTCACGGCTTCGTCTTGATAATTCAAGTTGCAGTGGATAGGAGTACGAACCACAAATTGAACGCACCGTGGTCATTCGAGTCCAGGTCCAAGCCGGGAACATAATTGAGCAGGTTGTAGACTTTGTGGAACCAGGTGGGACGTTGATGACCAAATCGTATTCTTTTGGAAGATTCTTGAAGACCCGTTCCGCCAACGTTTGCATCTCATCGCAAATCGTCTTGATATGCCAATTCCAAACAGGTTCCTCCGGCACGATAACAGGCCAAAATCGTTGAACAAAAGCAAAGAAAGACTCTTGACACGTGAGCCGGTCCAAGTCATCCTTCGTTATCGTCTCTGTTTCAAGCTGGTTCAACTAGGCTTTCCCTCTGGTCTGCCAATTCAAGAATCCTCAACCGCTCTTCAACCGGTAGTTCCGCGAAGTTGGCTGGAAAATTCAAGACTGCATGAACGTGCCGATGATTGGAATTAATTTCCCCCTCAATTTGAAGCTTGGTCTTGGGCTGAAAATCGGGATGGAGTTTTTCTAAGATTATCTTATTGGCGTTCAAGCTGACTACCGGATTAAGAGAATAGTTTGCCAAAACAAACAGATTGAAAGCGCACATCTCTTTCGCTGCCAAAGCTTCTTGTCTGAAGGCTTCCTTTACGTTCACCCAATCAGGCAAACCCAAACTCCGCTCAATCGCTCCCCTGGTACATTTTAACTTAGCTGCCAACGCCGTCAAGATTCCAAAGGTTCCAGGGATGGCATTCAATACCGCTGTCTTCCTTCGATGTGGCCGAGTTCGTTTTCGCAACTTCGGTGGACGTGGTTGTTTGTTCGCTAGAAGGAATCTTTTTCGTTGTCGGGCATTCACCAGATTGTTCAAAGCAACTATTTCCCTATTCTCTATATACAATCATAGATTGTATATAACATTTCCTTCAAAGTAAAGCGCATTTCCTTCCCTTCAAATTGAATTAGCACCAAACTATTTTCTCCCCATTCCCCTTCAATTCCCATTTTACCCATATTCTATTAGGGATTTAGCCTTGAAAATTCTTTGAAAATAAGTTGAGAAAAGACTTTACTTTTGGAAAAAGAATACGTTATACTAATTATAGTTTAGTTGAATCGAGTGAGTCAAAAGGCCAAGTGAGGCCAACTACCAAGGAGAAAGAAAATGAACAAAGCTGATCTGATTACGCTACTACACAGCAATGTGAACAGCTGGAACACATGGCGAACGGACCACCCTAGTGAAATTGACCTCCGCGGTACCGACCTCCGCGGTACCGACCTCCGCGGTACCGACCTCCGCGGTACCGACCTCCGCGGTACCGACCTCACCAATGCCAATTTCCACGGTGCCAACCTCCGCGGTGCCGACCTCCGCGGTACCGACCTCCGCGGTACCGACCTCACCAATGCCAATTTCCGCGGTACCGACCTCCGCGGTACCGACCTCCGCGGTACCGACCTCCGCGGTACCGACCTCACCAATGCCAATTTCCACGGTGCCAACCTCACCAATGTCAATTTCTACGGTGCAACATACGGTGAAGGAATCCCGATAACACACACGCCCATTCAAGTGCTTGGGTTGAGGTGGTTTGTATTGGTATTGGACAACCACATAAAAATCGGATGCCAACTCCATACCGCAGACGACTGGGAGTCATTCACCGATGAACATATTGCGGCGATGGACCCACACGCGCTGACATTTTGGAAAGCCTATCGGGCCATACTGCTGGCTATGCTGCGCGACCACGCAACACTGAACGCTACCAAGTAAGTAATCGACCGAAAGGAAACCTACCATGAAGATTCAAGACATCGAAATTCTCACCGACACGAAACCCTACGAAGACACTCACGGGAAAACCCCGTGGAAACAAACTACTGCTGTCTCCATTACCATTTCCATTCTCCCCAAATCCAAATAAAGGATTTCCACAATGAAAATACCCATCCACTTGAGCAAAGAAAAAATCCAAAAAGCCAAAGACTGTCAAACCATCATCAATTATCATGTTGACCAGATTGGTTATTGGGAATCCATTGAATATCATGATAGAGCGACTGAAGAAGAAATTGAGAACGCCCAACACTGGATTTCTCTCTCAAACTTCGCGCTTTGTCTCGCACAACGCAAATTGAAAATACTCATTTACCAAGCCATCTTGAAACAAGTGTCCGCAAACTAAAAGGTTTTTCACTCCATGAAAATCAAGAAAGAAATGTACACAAAACCCTACGAAAACGTTCACGGAAAAAAACCCAAAGGGGAAGGCCATTGGACTCTTGAACTTTGCGTACTCTGTGTTTGTTCCGGTTGGTTCCTGGTCAAGCACGAGGGAAAAGGACATATCTCTGACGTGCGCCGTGAAGCGATGAAGAAAGCCAAAACCGAATACCGTGGCATTGAACGTGTTGTTGTTCACGTCCTCCCATAAAAAGGAAATTCAATCATGAACGCTCTTCAAGAAAACGTTCCCATCATCACGATTGACTCTTATACTAAAGCCACCGTACTCCGAACCTTACATTATTTGCCCTACGAATGCGGATGGGTTGATGACATCGTTTTTCTCACCAATATCCCCCGAATCGAAGTGGCCTGGGCTCTGTCCCTGCTGGAGCACGATGATGGCGTGGTCACCCAACTGAATGGCGGGAAATATGGATTGCTCCCTGGTTGGGAAGCCCTTTGGTTAAACCATCAGAAAAATTCTTTTGTAATAAGTACGGAAAAAGGCTGAGTGAGGCCAAACCGAAAGGAACTAAAGATGCCCGACAAACACGACAGAAACAAAATCCTGAATCTGATCCAAAAACTCCATGCACACGCCAAATCCGCTGAAAAAATTGGCAGTCTTGAAGAGGCAAACACATTCACTACCAAAGTCCAAGAGATGCTCATCAAATATGAACTCTCGATGGATGACGTCAAACCGGGAATATCCTTGGAAGAAAACATTCTTGAGTACCGAATCAATTGGGCCAAATGGGGAATTTCCTTCAAACGACGTCGCTGCCAATGGCTCGAACAACTCGCCTATATCATCACCCAAGCCTACTCCTGCCGATTCCTGGTAGAAAAAGGGAACAATTCCATTTGGCTAGTTGGTCACAAATCCAATACTGAAGTGACTGAATATGCTTTAGTGACATTGATTCAAACGATTGAGAAAATGTCCATCCGTGCACTCAATCGCCAATACTATTTAGCTGCTATCAACAACACGAAGGTTGAGCCCAAATTCCGCAACAGCTGGATCATGGGTTTTCTATCCTCAATTCGTAATCATTTTCAAGAGGAAAAGAAACGCCAAGAACAAGATGTTATCAACTCCCGCGCCTTGATAGTTCTCGACAACAAGTTGAACAAAGTAGACAATTGGATTAAAGACAAGAACGCCAAACCGGCAAACCATCTCACGAACAAATCCTCTTTCAATATGGCTGGCTACGAACAAGGTAAGAAAGATGGCGAAAACGCCATGAACCAAAACGGAATTGAAGACCAGAGTATCAGCTAAAACACCGTAGCAATTAACTGACCAACGCCAAAAGGAAGGTTTTCAATGAAAGACCCACAAGACCTAAATCCCGAAGAAAAAGAACATCTCTTTCACAACCTCTTGAGCATCGCAGAAAAGGCCGCACGTCACTACGCTCAACGCTACAAACGACCCATCCAAGAAACCAGAGACCACGCCCAATTCGCCCTTTGCGTACTCATCTACGATAACCACTGCCACCACGACCCAGAAAAGCAATCCTTGAAGGTATGGATCAGTATCAAAATCCATTGGCATCTCCGCGAAGTCTATCAGCGCGGAAAACACCCACAGTACAAAGACCTTTGTGAAAAACCAGCTTCCAACGAAATGACCCGATCAGACCTTCTTGACTACTGGAGCAACGGCTGTCCTCGGATTCCCAAATCTTTTGCCGTCAAGGAAAAACCGTGGTTGGCTTC